CCGCCGCAGCGAGCTGGTCAGTCGCCTGGTCCTGGCCTGCGGCACGCTCCTGGGGCCGTGAAGGCCCTGTGGTCGAATGGATGACAGTAGCGAGGTAGCCCCATGCACGCGCCCGACGGTGTAAATCCTTATGCCCCCCACGGTTACGACGGCCGGCCCCCCGACTGCCAGCCCTGTCCCTATTGGTCGCAGCGGTCCGGCCGCTGTACCATCGAGGGCGGACAGCCGCGGCCGTGTGGCCGCGGGCCCGAACGACAGCGGCGGGCCGAACGGCCGCGCCGCCTGCTGGGATGACCGCACCATGGGCTTTTTCAGTGACCTGGTCAGTTTCGCCACCGCCGGCCTGGTGGACCTGGAGCCGAGGCAGAAGAAGGTGGTCCTGCCGCCCGGCCCCAAGCTGCCCGACCCGAGCGACGCCGAGGTCCTGGCGGCCGACCTGCGGATGCGCCGCGCCCTCCAGGGCCGGGGCCGCAGCGCTACCGTCCTGACCGGCGGCCTCGCCGGCCGCCCGGCCCCCGTGACGCTGCCGTCGCTGATCGGACTGGGGTAAGCGCGATGGAACCGGCCGAAATCGTCGCCACCTGGGAGCGCTGGGACGCCGAGCGCAGCGCCGTCAAGCACCACGTGCAGGAGATCTACGAGTACTGCCTGCCCCGGCGGGCCACCGTGACCCGGCGCCGCCCCGAGGGCGAGCCGCTGCACGAGGAGCTCTACGACTCCACTGCCGAGCGGGCCGCCGAGCGCTTCGCCACGGGCCTCTACAATTTCATGTGGAACCCCGCCCGGGCCAACTTCATGCTGCTGCCCCCCATCGAGCACACGCCCAGCGCCGCCGACGCCGCCCGGCCCCTGCTGGCGGTGAGCGACCGGATCAACGAGGAGGTCGGCCGGTCGAATTTCGACGAGGCCTTCTACGAGGTCGCCCTCGACCTGGGCACCGCCGGCAGCGCCACCCTGGAGGCCGGCCCCGGCGAGCGCAGCCTCTACGAGTTCACGCCGCACCCGTTCGAAGCGGTGGTCTTCGCCCAGGACCGCCGCGGCCGCGTCGACACCGTGCTGCGCAAGTTCGCCTGGCCCGCCCGCGAGATCGTGGCGGAGTTCGGCGAAAGCGCCTGTCCCGCGTCGATCCGCGCGGCCTACCACAGCGACCGCCTCTCCGAGCGCGACAAGGCCTTCGAGATCGTCCACGCGACCGTCCCCCGCACCCGCTACGGCCTGGGCGCCCGCGACGTGCGCAACCTGCCCGTCACCAGCGACTGGGTCAGCGTCACGGACAAGCACCTGCTGCGGGCCAGCGGCTGGCCGGAGCTGCGCTATCTCGTCTGCCGCCTGACCAAAGGGACCGGCGAAAAGCACGGCCGCTCCTGCGGCAGCACCGCCTTGCCGGACATCAAGATGGTCAACCGCATCGAGGAGACCATCATCTGCGCCGGCGAGCAGGTGGTCCGACCGCAGATCCTGGCGCCGGACAACAGCTTTCTCGGGACGGTCCGCCTGGGACCGGGCGACCTGCTCTGGTACCGCGTCAACACTTTCGACCCCAGCGTCAAACCCGAGCCCTTCAATAGCGGCGCCCGGGTGGACTGGGGCGTCGAATACGCCGAGACCAAACGCGTCATCATCAAGCAGGCCTTCTACAACGACCTGTTCCTGATCCTCAGCGACGACAAGCGCCGCACGGCCACGGAGGTGCGCTCCCTCCTGGCCGAAAAACTCGCCATGCTGGGTCCGAATTTCGGGCGGATGAAGGTCGAGCTCTTCGACCCGCTGATCCGCATCCTGCTCTCGATCCTGGGCGAGGTGCCCTTCTATCTGCAGGGCCTGCCGCTGGCGTACCTGCGCCTGGCCCAGGTCCGCTACATCTCCACGCTGGCGATCGCCATGCAATACGCCGAGCTGGGCCTGATCCAGGACGCGCTGCTGTTTCTCTCGCCGCTGGCGGAGATCCAGCCGGACGTCTTCGACCACATCTCCTTCGACGAGCTGGTGCGCGGCTTCCTGCAGAAGATGGCCTGGCCGGCCAAGTGGCTCAAGAGCGTCGACGAGGTCCGTGCCCTGCGCGAGGCCCGCAGCCGCTTCCAGGCCCAGCAGCTGGCCGTGGAGCTGGCCCGCGAGCAGCAGGGCGTGGCCCTGCCGCAGACCCGCCGCGCCGAGGCCGGCAGTCCGGCGTCCGCGTGGATGGAGGCGGCCTGATGAACGCGCCCGAGCCCCGTCCGTCCGAGAGCGCCGCCGACCTGTTGGCCGCCTACGCCCAGTGCTTCACCAGCCCCGCCGGCGGCGCCGTGCTGGCCGACCTGCGCCGGCATTTCGATCACAATCCCTACGTCGCCGACGATCCCGGCGGCCGCAAGACCGCCTGCGAGGCCGGCAAGCTCTTCGTCCTCGGCCATATCTGCGAGCGCCTCGAAGCGGCGCAACGCCAACCCCCGTTACAGGAGACCGCCGACCATGGCTAAAACGACCAAAACCCCGTCGTCGGCCCCGCCCGGACCGGACCCCGTCGACGCGACCCTCATGGCCCAATGCCGGGAGGCCCTGGAGCCCCTGGCCGCCATGAAACGACCGAACCCGGCGGCCGACGAGGTCACGCACAGCATCCCGGACCGCTGGCGCTTCCACCGCTGCGGCCAGCAGCACACGATCACCGCCGGTGACATCGATCGGGCCCGGGCGGTCCGCGCCGACCCGGCGGCCTCGCTGAGCGCCTGTCAGGCGGCCCTGCGCCCGCTGGCCGGGATCCCCACGGACTTCCGGGTCCGCGACCTCGAGGCGCCGCTCTATTCCGTCCTGCTCGAGACGGGCGGCTATCGCGCCGTCACCACCGCCGATATCGTGCGGGCCCGCCAGCTGGCCGCCGGCGCCCCGCCCTTCGGAGACCGCTAAGCCATGGACACACCGCCGAACGATCCGAACGCCCCGCCCCCCCCGGAGCCGGGCTACCTGGTCGGCCCCGACGGGGCCTTCCGCGAGGGCTGGCGGGACAGCCTGCCCGAAGCCCTGCGCCAGGACAAGACGCTCGCCGCCGTCACCGACTTTCCCACCATGGCCGAGATGCTGGTCAACGCGGAAAAGACGATCGGCAAGAAGCGGGCCGTCTTGCCGGCGGGGCCCGACGACACCGAGGCCCTCGACAGCTACTTCCGGCACGTCGGCTGGCCGGAGACGCCCGACGGCTACGCCGCCGACGCCGAGCTCTACCCGCTGCCGGAGGGCCTGGAAGATCAGCCGGAGGTCCAGAACGCCTGGCGCGGCTGGTGTCACGAGGCGCGGCTCACGCCGCCGCAGTTCGCGGCCCTGACGACGAAGATGCGCCAGTGGAGCGCCGAGGAGGCCCAGCGCAGCAGCGCCGACCGGGCCGAGGCCCTGGAGAAGGCCCGCACCGAGCTGCGGCAACGCTGGGGCACGAAATACGATCTGCACACCCGGCTGGCCCAGACGGCCGTCAACGCCTTCACCGACGAGGGCGAGCTGGCCCACGCCCGCGCCGCCGGCTGGCTGGACGATCCCGTCTTTCTGTCCCTGATGCAGAAGGTCGGCTCCGCCGTCAGTCCCGACCGCCTGCACGCCCGGGCCGACGGCACGCCCGACCCCGGCGCCGTCCGGCGACAAATCGAGGACAAGATGGCCTCGGAGGCCTATCAGAACGCCAAAGATCCGCGGCACAACGCCGTGCAGGAGGAGGTGCGACAACTCTTTGAGCAGCTGCACAAGCGCGGGTAGCCCCACCGGTCCGCTCTCGTGCCCGAGGAGCCACCGCCGGCAGTCCCGCCGCCCGCGGGATCGGCCCGGTCCGACGCCCCGGCCCCAACGCGTCACGGTAGGGTCCGCGACCTCGGTCGCGGGGAGCTCTCCTGCGCCGCCGTCGAGCGTTTCGACGCGGCCTTTCCGACCAACCTGTAGGAGAGCTCCACCATGAGCTTCGAAATCACGACCGCGATGGTCGAGCAGTACCGCGCCAACGTGATTCTGCTGAGTCAACAGCGGGAATCCCGGCTCCAGGGCTGCTGCCAGCGCGAAGACGTCGTCGGCAAGAGCTTCTACGCCGAGCGGATCGGCGCCACCGTGGGCCAGGTCCGCACGACCCGCCACGGGGACACGCCCCTGATCTCCACGCCGCACTCGCGGCGCAAGGGGACGGTCAACGACTGGGAGTGGGCCGACCTGATCGACGATCAGGACCGACCCAAGACCCTGATCGACATCACCGGCAAGTACAGCGTCAACGGGGTGGCCGCCGCCAACCGGCACAAGGACCACTTCATCCTCGAGGCCCTCGGCGGTCCCGCCTACGGCGGGGAGGCCGGCGGCACCACCATCAACAACTACGACTCGGGCGAGTGCCGCCTGATCAACGGCGACGGCACGCTGGTGACGGCCGGCTCCGATGCCAGCGACACGACCGAAACGGCCCTGACGATCGCCAAGCTGCTGCTCTGCAAGCAGCTGCTCGACCAGGCCGAGGTGGACGCCGAGCGGCAGCGCTACTTCGTGACCAACGCCTACAACCTGACGCAGCTGCTCAACACCACCGAAGTCAAGAGCGCCGACTACAACACCGTCAAGGCCCTGGCCCAGGGCCACGTCGACACGTTCCTGGGCTTCAAATTCCTTCGGATCGAGTACGACGCGGCCAACAACCTCGGCCTGAAATACCACGCCACCGACACCGGCTGCCTCTGCTGCTACGGCTTCGCCGAGAATGCCATCTCGCTGGGGATGCAGGAGGAGCCGCGCGTCTCGGTCGACAAGCGGCCGGACAAGGGCAACGCCGACCAGGTCTACATCTCCCAGTCGATGGGCGCGACCCGCAACGAAGGGCCCGCCGTCGTCGAGATCCTGCTCAAGGCCGCCCCCTAACCCGGCCCGCGCCGCCCGGGACGTGACGTCCCGACAACAACCGCACCCTCTGGGAGGTCTGCAACATGGCAACGTCAACGAACTACGGCGTGAAGCAGCAGGTGGTCGCGGCGCCGACGCCATCCACCCTGCTGCCCGGCGCCGAATACAGCGGCAAGCTGCGCGCCCGCTTCGACTATTTTACCAGCGCCGCCCAGATCGACGCCGGCTCCACCATCGAGGTCGTCGGCTTCAAGAAGGGCGAGGCCCCGATCGGCATCGTCGTGGTGACCGCGGGCCTGGGCGCGGCGGTGACCCTGAAGATCGGCGACGGCACGACCGCCGATCTCTTCGTGGCCACCGGCGGGATCACCAGCCTCAACGCCGCCAGCCAGCAGTTCAAGCCCTTCGCCGCCGGCGTCGCCGGCGTGGTGCTCACCGCTGACACGCGGGTGGTGATCACCACCGAGGACCAGAATTACGCCACGGCCAAAACGTTCTATGTCGTGCTGCTCTACGCCGCGTCCAACTAGGGCCGCGGCGATCCAAACCGCGCCCGGGGGCCGGCCCCGGCCCGCCCCCGGGCTCTGGTAAGCCCCTGGAAAGGAGGCTGTCATGCGCTCTGGCTGGTTTCTCCTGGCTGTGCTCGCCCTCGTGGGCGTGGCCCTGGCCGCCATCACCTACGTCGGCCCGGCGCCGTATTCGTCGCGCACCGACTGGATGACGAACCGCTACACGACGCCCGTCGAGGGCCTGCTGGCCGTCGACGTCGTGACCCCCGATGTGAACGATTCCTCGACGTCGCTCGACGCGAACCTCTGCGGGTATCTGCAGCGCGTCGTCTTCGCCGGCGACGGCAACGACGGCGCCTGGTCCCTGACCCTCAGCGATGCGGCCGGCGCGACGGTGTTCGCCCGCACCGACTGCAATATGGTCAACGATCCCTGCTCCTACGTCTGCGACTACGGGCCCGGCGGGATCCCCTTCGCCGGCGGCCTGACCGTGGCCGTCGCCGACGCCAACGATGGGGACGGCAACGATATCGCCATCCGGCTCTACGTCCGGGAGGCCTGGCGGCGATGACGCGCTCGACGTGGCTGCTGCTAACGGTCCTGCTCCTCGGCCGCCCGCTCTACCTGCTGCCGCGCGGCCTGGGCGCGACGTACTACGTCGACGCGACCGCCGGCAACGACGCCAACGACGGTCTCAGCCCCGGCCAGGCCTGGCAGACGCTCGCGAAGGTCTCCGGGGAGACGTACAGCGCCGACGACGCCATCCTCTTTCAGCGGGGCGAGATCTGGCGCGAGAGTCTGACCATCTCGTCGGCCGGCAGTAGCGGCCATCCGATCACCTACGGCGCCTATGGGACGGGCCAGAGGCCGGTGTTTGCCGGTTCGGATCTTATCGGCACCTGGAGCGACGAAGGCGGCAACGTGTGGAGCGCCACGCTGACGACGGATCCCGATATCGTTTTCCTCGACGGCCACTATGGCAAGGAGGAGGCCAGCAGCGAGGACCTGGACGCCGAGTACGACTGGACCTGGAACAGCAATGTCCTGTACATCTACGCGACGTCCGACCCCGACACGGGCTACACGGATCCGGGCATCGAGGCCACCATTCGCGACAAAGTCGTCTATGACAATTTCGCCGCGCACGGCTACATCACCCTCCAGAACCTGGAGATCCGCCACGCCGCCAACTATGGCGTCCACGTCCCCTACTGTGATTACTGGATCCTCGAGGACTGCTTCATCCACGACTGCGGCAACCGCGAGGGCAGCACGGACGATTGTATCGCCTTCGTCGAGAACGCCGACCATAACACCGTCCGGCGCTGCGAGATCGCCCGCGGCGGCAGCCACGGCATCTATACCTACGGGGGCCACAACAACGTGTACGAGGAGAACCGGGTCTACGACTGCGATCATTGCAATATCGATGCCCATTGGAACACCGGCGGGACCGCCGATACCGTCATTCGGTACAACTGCTGCTATTTTACCGGCGCCTTCGTCGATACGGGGCCCGGCGCCAACGCCATCTTCGTGCGGGGGACCGGCGGCAACCAAGCCACCGGCACGAAGATCTACGGCAACGTGCTCTGGAACGATCACGCCAGCGATCATCGCGCCCTTCACATCTATCAGGACACGAACGACACCCACGTCTATAACAACACCTGGTACGACCTGTTCGCCGAACTCGACACCGCCGGCGGCAGCGTCACCCTGCGCAACAACGTCGGCTCCCGATCGTCGGGCTATGTGCTCCGCGCCCTGCTCCAGACCAATATCACGGTGAATTACAACGTGTGGGACACCGGCAGCGGCACCCTGATCCGGGTGGATTCGCTGACCGGCGGAGACGGACCCGACTTCACCGAGGCGGAATGGTCGGCCTATCGGTCCGAGAGCGGCTGGGACGCCAACTCGACCAACGCGGCCCCGAGCTTCACGAACGCCGGCAGTCACGAGTTCAGCCTGGCCGCCGACTCGCCTTGCATCGATGCCGGGACCGATCTCGGCGCCAGCTACGATGACGCCCTCGATCCCGACTCGACCTGGCCGGCCGCTGTCGCGACGGTCGATCAGGACGACTACGGCACGGCCTGGGAGATCGGGGCCTACGCCTGGATCCCCAGCGGGGGCAACGGCGGGGCCCAGAGCTCGGCCGCCGGCTGGTTCGCCAGCCACCTGGCCAGCCGCTGGATCTCGTGCCGCGCCGCCGCCCTCTGGAGGGCCCCATGAATCGCGTCGACCGCAACCACACGTTTACGGACCTGCTGGGCGACAACCTCAACAACGTCGTCGTTCTCGGTGACGACCGCGACCCGCAGCGCTTCCACGCCCACGCGAAACTCGAGTTCTGGGGCGAGGACTGGATCGGGATCCACGAGCCGGGCGTCACCGGTACGCCGACCTTGCACGAAGGTGTCGTGACATTGGACGGACCGGCCGGCAAGACCGAGTGGTTTCACGGCCGGCGCTACAGCCGAGTCCATCCGCAGAATTACCAGAGCGCGCTGCACTGGGTCAAGACCTTCCGAGAGAGACCCGCGCAGGACGGCTACACCTTCGAGCTGGAGAATTGGCAGCCGTACCACTGGTTCCATCAGCAGCCGTTTCCCCACCCGCGCCGGGAAGTGCGCGACGGGGTACCCTGGCTGGTGCAGATGGAGGCGGACGGCACGCCCTGCGAGCGGCCCGAGGCAATCGACGGCAGCGTGGCGGTATACCACAAGAGCAAGCGGGACAACTGGACGGCCCGGGGCGGCAAGAACTACCGTACCGGCAAGGTCCTGCACATCCCGCGCCCGCTGGCGGTGGATGCGGTCGGGAAAACGGCCTGGCTCAGGCTCGACGTCAAAACCGGTCGGTATACCGCTACGGCGCCCGCGGCGTTTTGGGAGGCCGCCGTCTATCCCGTGCGGATCAACGACACCTTCGGGTACTGGTGTTCGGGTGCCTCGAGCAAGGCCCGCTCGGCCGACCAGATGTCCGGCTACCCCTTTGCCTGCCCGGCGGCCGGGACGGCCCAGAGCATGGTCCTATCGGCCTCCCTGGCGAACGACTGGAAAGGGATTCTGGTCCAGCAGAGTGACGAGACCATCATCGCCAACGGCGTCACCAACGCGGCTACGTGTCCCGCCAGCCAGGGCTGGGTGACGGCGACGTTTGGCACCCCGCCGACGCTCGCGGCGATCGAGTATTATCTCTGCCTGCTCTTCGACGGCACCACCTATTACTACCACGACGACGGCGAGGCCAACGCCGAACTGTACGATAGCAGCAACAGCTTCGCCAGTCCGGAGGATCCCGCCGACGCGACCTATACGACCAACCGCCTCCTCAGCATCTACGTCAATTACACGCCCAGCGGCGGGGGCCTTTCGATCCCCGTGGCCCGGCGTCACTACCGCAATCAGAGGGTCGCCTAATGCAGTGGCTCAAACAATCCACCGCCGTCACCCTCAAGATCGGCCCGTTTCTCGACGCGAGCGACGGCGACACGGCCGAGACGGCCCTGACGATCAGCCAGGCGGACGTGCGGCTGGCCAAAAACGGGGGCGCCTTCGCCCAGAAAAACGACGCCACCGCGTGTACCCACGACGAGAACGGGTGGTACGGCTGCCCCCTGAACACCACCGACACCGGCACGCTCGGCCGGTTGCAACTGGCCGTGCACGAATCCGGGGCCCTGGCGGTCTGGCACGAGTGTATGGTCCTGCCGGCCAACGTCTACGACGCCCTGGTCGCCGGCAGCGACCAGCTCGAGGTCGACGCCACCCTGATCGAGGGCGCCGACGCGAGCGATCAGGTCAATGCCGCCTGCGACACGGCCCTGGCCGACTACGACGGCCCGACGAAGGCGGAGATGGACAGCGGCTTCGCCGGTCTCAACGATGTCTCGGCCGCCGAGGTCAACGCGCAGTGCGATACCGCCCTGGCCGACTACGACGCGCCCACGAAGGCCGAGATGGATAGCGGCTTTGCCGGCCTCAACGATCTCTCGGCCGCCCAGGTCAACGCCGAGTGCGATACGGCGTTGGCCGACTACGACGCCGCAACGAAGGCAGAGATGGACGCCGCCTTCGCGGCCTTGAATGATCTGTCCGCCGCCGAGGTCAACGCCCAGTGCGATACGGCCATTGCCGACGCCAGTCTCGCCACGGCCGCCGCCCTGGCGACGGTGGATGGCAACGTGGACGCCATCCTGGCCGATACGGGCACGGACGGCGTTATCGTCGCCGAGCTCAAGGCCAGTGCCCTGGCGGACCTGTTCGATACCGACAGCGGCACGACGTACGGGGCCGCCGTGGCTGGCTCGCTCGTCAAGGAGACGGCGGACAACGCCGGCGGCAGCGCCCTGACCCTGGCCGAGATCGCCGACGCCGTCTGGGACGAGGCCGCCGCCGGCCATACCGACGCCGGCAAGGCGGGGCGCCAGCTCTGGACGGACGTCGATGCCATCCTGGCCGACACCGGCAGCGACGGCGTCGCGGTCGCGGCCGCGTCCAAAACGGGGTACAAGCTGGCCCCCGACGGATTCGATTCGATCACCACGACCGCGCCGAGCGGCGTGGCCTCGAACTTCCGCGAGATGGTCGTGCAGCTCTGGCGCCGCTTCTTCCAAAAGGCGACGATGACCTCGACCCAACTGAAAACATACGCCGACGACGGCAGTACGCCGGTGACCACGCAAACGATCAGCGACGACGGCACCACGCAGACGCAGGGGGCCGCCAGCTGATGGAGAACGCACGATGCGCTTACTGGGCACGATCAGCGGCACGATCAACGACGAGGACCGGGCCTTCTTCGGCCCCGGGGCGCCGTTCGATCTGCCCGCCGCGGCCCCGGCCGAAGAGGAAATCGAAGAGGCCTTGAAAATGAGCTTTTCCCTGGTAACGATCTGCAATATGGCCCTGGCCAAGTGCGGCATTTCCCAGCCGATCGAGTCGCTCGACTTCGCCCCCGACGCCACCGTCCCGCAGGAGGCCCGCATGTGCGCCCTGTACTGGGAACTCGCGTTCCAGGCCGCCGCCCGCGGCCACAACTGGGGCTGCCTGACCACCGACGCCGACATCTCGGCCAACCTCGCGGCCGCCCCCGTCGTGGGCTACGACCACGCCTATTCCCTGCCGGCGAACTGCCTGCGGGTGGTCACCGTGCATAACGGCGACCGACCCTGGGCCCGGCGCGGCAACCTGCTCTGTACCGACGCCACCGAGGTCCGGATCGAATACGTCCAGTACACCCTGCAGACCGAGCTCTACGACCCCCTGTTCGTGGAGGCCCTGGTCATGCGCCTGGCGGCCCACCTGGCCCCGGCCCTGCTGGGCGAAGGGGCCGCCGACGTCGCCGACGGCCTGATCGCCTGGCACGAGCGCGTCTCGTTGCCGCTGGCCCGCTTCGTCGATTCCAGCGAGCAGAGCGTGCGCTCGCTCGATATCCATACCTGGAGGGACAGTCGCCGATGATCCGCGCGCCCTTGCCCTTTCTGGCCCTGGCCCTGGCGGGCCTGATCGCCGCCCTGACGGCGGGGTTTACCGTCGTCCAGAGCAGCTTCTCTGGCGGCCAGCTCAGTCCCCTGGCCTACGCCCGGATCGACGCCGAGCGCTACTACCAGAGCTGCCAGACGCTGGAGAACCTGATCGCCGTCCCACAGGGCCCGGCCGTCCGCCGGCCCGGGACCCGCTTCGTGGCGGCCACCGACGGCAACCAGGTGGCCCGGTTGGTCCCCTTTCGGTACTCCGTCGCCGACTGCTACGTCCTGGAATTCACCGACGCCAACCTCCGGGTGATCCGCGACCACGGCCTGGTGACGAACGACGACAGCAGCATCTACACCCTGGCGACACCCTTCCAGGCCAGCGAGCTGGCGGCGCTGCAATGGAGCCAGCACGCCGATGTGATGTACCTGGTCAGCGGCACCGACTTTCCCCAGAAACTGGCCCGCACCGATCACAACGACTGGTCCCTCGCCGCCGCCGACATCAACGATGGACCCTTTCTGACCGAGAACGTCAGCAGCACGACCCTGGCCGCCGACGCCAACAGCGGCGACGTGAATCTCGTCAGCTCCGCGCCCCTCTTCGAGAGCGGCCACGTGGGCGGCTACTGGCGCCTGCGCGATCTGGTCGGCACCCAGCAGGTGGACGGGAGCTTCACGAGTACCGGCCAGAGCTCCTCGATCTTCTGCCAGGCCGGGGAGGAGTTCGAGTGGGACGTCCACGGCGGCCCGGCCTGGGAGGCCACGGTGGAATTGCAATACTCCAGCGACGGCGGCTCGACCTGGACGCCCTATACGCTGATCATCAGCGAGGGCGGCGCCTCGACGGATCCGACCGTCTACGCGAACGATACCGGCAGCGACGTGCGCTTGCGCGTCGCGTGCACGGACTATACGGCCGGCACCATCTACTACAGCCTTTGGACGCGCCCCTACCTGCACCGGGGCGTGGTACAGATCACCGCCGTGACCGACCCCTGCCAGGCGAGCGCCACGGTGCAGCGCCGCCTGGCGGGCGACGGCACCGGGGCCACCGCCCGCTGGAGCGAGGGCGCCTGGAGCCCGAAGCGCGGCTACCCCAGCGCCGTGGCGACGTACAACGATCGCCTCGTCTACGCGGCCACGAGCGATCGGCCGCTGACGCTGTGGTTCTCGGCCACCGGGGCGTACGAGAGCTTCGACACCGGCGCCGGCGACGACGCCGACGCCTTCAGCTACCAGCTCGGCCGGGCGGAGCAGGACCCGATCGTCTGGCTCGTCAGCCAGCGCCGCCGCGGCCTGGTCTGCGGGACCACGGGCAGTCTCTTCGAGCTGGAGCCCTTCGATCTCACCCAGGGGATTACCCCCAACAATCCCCCGGCGATCGCCAACGTGCTGGCCCTGCCCTGCGCCGCCGTGGCCCCGGCCCTGGCCCAGAACATCACCCTCGTCGTGCAGCGGGGCGGCCGCAAGGTGCGCGAGGTCCTCTATTCCTACGAGGCCGACGCCCTGATCGCCCCGGAGCTGACCCTCTTCGCCGAGGACGTCACGGCCGGCGGCGTGACGGCGCTGGCCTGGACGGACCAGCCCTACAGCCTGCTCTGGGCCGCCACCGCCGACGGCGGTCTGCTGGCGTGCACCTACGATCGCGCCTACCAGATCGTGGCCTGGTCCGGCCACCGCCTGGGCGGCCCGGGCGCGGTCGAGAGCCTCTGTGCGATTCCCGGCGCCGAGGAGGATGAACTCTACCTCTGCGTCCGGCGCACCGTGGAGGACCAGACGGTGCGCTACCTCGAATACCTCAGCGGCTGGGCCCTGGCGGGCAACGATCCCTGCGCCGCCTACTTCGTGGACAGCGGGCTGTCCTACCAGGGGCCCCCGGCGATGGTGTTTGCCGGACTCCAGCACTTGAGCGGCCAGACCGTCGCCGTCCTGGCGGATGGTCGCCCCGCCCGTCATAGCGTCACGCGCGACACCTGGGACGTCGGCGCCTACGCCCGGCCCACACCGGGCGCCCGCTATTACGTCGACGCCACGAACGGCAACGACGCCGATCACGGCCTGAGCCCCGACCACGCCTGGCAAACGCTCGGCCAGGTCGCGGCCTCCAGCTTCGCCCCCGGCGATGCGGTCTTGTTGAAGCGGGGCCAGCTCTGGCGCGAAAGTCTCCCGGTCCCTGCCGGCGGCGAGCCCGGCCGCCGCTTCCGCCTGGGGGCCTACGGCAGCGGCCCCCGTCCCGTGCTCAGCGGGGCCGATCTCGTGACGGACTGGTCCGACGAAGGCGGCAACGTCTGGAGCGCCATCCTGGCCCAGGCCCCGGATGTCGTCTATTTCGACGGGGCCTACGGCCACGAAGAGGGCGCCCAGGGCGCCGTCGACGCGGCCCTCGATTGGTACTGGTCGGCCGAGAGCCTCTACGTCTATGCGACCTCCGACCCCAATGCCCTCTATACCGAGCCCGGCGTGGAGGCCATGGTGCGGGCCAAAGGCGTCTACGATTCGTTCGCCGACCACAACTACGTCACCGTGGAGGATCTGGAGATCCGCCACTTCGGCTATGGCATCCACATTCCCTATTCCGATTACTGGATCGTCCAGGACTGCAGCGTGCACGATTGCGGCGCCCGCGAGGGCAACACCGACGACTGCATCGCGCTGGTGCAGCACGCGGACCACCACGTCATCCAGCGCTGCGAAGTCTACCGCGGCGGCACCCACGGGATCTACACCTTCGGCGGCCACGACAACCTCATCCAGTACAACCTCGTCTACGACTGCGATCATTGCAATATCGACACCCATTGGAACACCGGGGGCACCGCCGACAACGTCATTCGCTGGAACTGCTGCTATTTCACCAGCGATTTCGTCGACACC